AGCCGCCCACTTCCAAACGCTGCATTATTCGCTGTCAGGATCCTGCCGCGATCTGCCCATAACGACGCAATCCCTTCTGCGCCCAGTAGCGCCAGTACGGAAGGCGTGAGCAAAAAGCCGTCGGAGTACAGCAAGTTATGAGCGATCTGGAATGACACGCTTGAAACCCGTAGCCGCCATTGGCCGGCGCTCGCACCGCCTGCAGCGCTTTGGCTGTAATCGTGGAATTTTGGTTCTTTGATTGTCGGCAGATACAGCCTTAGTCGCCGCCATTGGTAGTAGACCAGCTCGGACATCACGGCGGGCTGGTGGATCTGCAGCGAAATGCTCCGATTGCACGGGCAAAGCGAGCCCCGGCCCAGGCAAAACGCCAGGGCGAGCTTGGTCAGGGCCACGCCCTCGTCGGGGTTCAGCCGGGTTCGGGTGCACGGCATTGGCTTCCAAAAATCTCTACACAAGCTGAAGGTATCTACCTTCGCTGCAGAAGCACAGCTTGTTTGCTCTGCTTGCAATCTTTCAATTTTGACTTAACGGAGTTTTTGCAAAATGTGGTTGGAAACGGATTTTCCCCTGATTATGGGCGCGGAGCTTTACCGCCCTTCTCCAACGTATGTTGCTGAGCTGGCAATTGAGCCGAGCATTGTCCACGATTTCGGCAAACAGCCCGGTCAAACTGTTCAGCTGGATCGCTATAACTTCTGGGGGAACCCTGGATCCAAGGAAAGCCGCCGTCGTACTGCCGATCAAACGATTGGTACGGCCTCCAGTCGTTCCGTCACCAAGCAAAAAGTGCTGGTGACACTGGACGAGTTCACCGGCCCTGCAGATTCCTCTGATCCAGACCAGCCCAGCACCTTTAAAGTCTCGCGTCAAAATTTAATGACGGCGCAGAGAATGCTATTCGATACTGGAAACATAGGGCTGTTTCACAACTCCATTGGCAGCATGACGCTGCTGAACGATTATCGCCAATGGCGTGATCGTGTCTTCCTGCTTGAACTCTACAAGTCCTATAGCCGTGGCAAGGCCGACTCCACCCAAGGCGGTTACTATTTCCCTGGACATCTATCGGAGAGCGAGCTGACTGTCCCCGGCTACGATATTACCACCGCAGGCGCAACTGATCGCGCTAAATTCTCCGTCAAAGAGGATTTACTGCAGGTTGTCAAGGATCTTGGCGAGCGCCATGTTCCTCGCTACATGGACGGATATTACCGTTGCCTGTGCGATCCAACGTTTATGATGCACATGCGTCAGGACAGCGATTTCAGGGAAATTGCTCGCTATTCCGGCAACGGCATCATCAATCCGATGGCGCCCTACACCCAGCCGAACGCCAGCAATTACCTTGGCATGGGGCCCGCCTATGGCCAGGCCGGCTCCGTGGGCGGCTCTCCTGCCATGCCCACCGGCTTCCTGTTTGAAGGCGTGAGATTCTTTGAATCCACCAACTTCCCCAACTACTCCCACGAAGTCGCCATCAACGGCGCTCGCGGATTCACGGGGAACACCCCCAAGGAATGCCCGACGGCTGTTGGCATGTTCTTCGGGATGCAGGGGATCGGCGTTGGCATCGGCGGCCAAAACGCTCAAGTCCTGATCAACAACAATGATGACTTCTCTCGTTATATCATTTTGATCTGGGCTCTTTATGCTGGCTTTGAGGTGCTGAATTACGATTTCACCACCGTTGCTCACTCTTTCCAGTATTCGCCTGCTTGATTTTTCTAGCCCTTATCCCACCTTCCCATTGTTGCTGTCATGGCTGAATCCTTAAAGAAAGTCTATCCAGGTAACTGGATCACGCATATTTCCGCCTGGCCTTACCCCAACGCCGATTTCAAGGCAAACAAGCGTGGCGTTGGCGATCCCCGTGACCGCCAGCAGCAAGCCATCCTCTACATGCCTGGCGTCTGCGCCATCCAAAAGGTGGGCCATGTCTTCATCGACACCCCCCTGGATGCTGCCGCCACCGCCACCGTCGGTTACGACGTGATTATCGGCAGCCCGGACACCCGCTCGGCTGACAAGCCCAGGGCCGATGTCAAGGGGTTGTTTGTGCCCGAGGGCTCCTGGCTCTACCGGCTTGGATTCCGGGTTTGCTCCGTCACCGATCAGCCTGGATTCTCCACTGCTGGCCCCAAGGACCCTCTCGTTCCCGCCCGCTCCGGTCTCTTCGCCAACCCTGACGCCGAGATGTGGCTGGACTCGGGCAATGTGACCGGGGTAAGTGGCGCTCCGCCGGCCGGCATCGCTGCTGCCAGATCCGCCAGCGGCCCGCTTGACGTAGACGTCGTATCGGGCGAATTCATGCCCTCTTCTGTTGAAGTCACGCTGCCGGTGCCCGTCTCCACCGCCAACGATCAGACGTTCAAGCTCTATGTCTCCAAGGGCGGCATGGGAACCACCTTCCTCGGCGGGATTTATCTGGTGGTCGAAGCGTGCTACATGGCGCCTGATTCTGTGCCCGATTTGGACACGATCCACTTGCCAGGTGCTCGCTACTCTGGTTTTACCAGCTGAGGTCGTTTCCGGTAGTTCGTTTACAGCGCGGCCTCAAGCCGCGCTTTTTCGTGCAGCTCCGCTGGCTCCTCCTACCCTGGCTGAAGTTCATGGTGCTATTTTGGCCGCGATGTTCCTGGATCGCCGCTCTGGCAAGCGAGTGGCCCAATGTGGAGGCATCAATTCAGACGGATTGATGATGGTCAAGGGTGCCGATGGCGTTCCCTATTACGTCAACGCCTCTAATCTTGTGCCCTGCAATTCCGATGGGGCCCCTGATTATTCCGGTCAAGTGGCCGCTGGCTCCACAGCGGAAGACGATCCCATCCCCGTTGCCGCCGTGCCGGTGGTCGAAACTCGCCTCAACCTCAATGTCGCCTCGGCAGAGGATCTGGCCCGCGCCGTTCCGGGGATGGGCTATCGCGTTGCCAAAGCGGTCAAGGCGCTTCAGACCACGCTTCCCGGCGAGCGCTTCACCGCTATGGATCAATTGCGGCCCGTCAGCCCTCGGACCAACTGGGATGAAGTAATCGAATCCAACACCTTCTATTTGGGATAGCGCCATGCGCCTTGACGACGCCAGTATCAGCCGCGCCGCGTTTCACCTCGGCATGAACGTCGGCAGCCAGATCCCTGCTGGCGACATGGCCCGTTTCCTGGAGGCCTGCAACCGGGTGCCCGATGAACACTGGTTTTGGCGGATCGTCTCCCAGCTCGATCGCTGTGACCGGGCCTGGGACGCCAGTGAAGTGATGGCCAATGTGGCGGCGACGGGGCAGCTGGCCCCATCGCGCACGCAGCGGATTTTCGGTGACGCCAACCGCTCCATTGAAATCTCTGATCCCCTCAATGCTGACACCCAATACCGCGAAGTGTATCTGAGGGAGTGTGATCGGCTCGCCGAAACTCTCGCAGTTGCTAACTATCGCCGCTCGGAAGTGCGGCGCTTTGCGTTTGAACGTAGCGGCGCCGAATTTGTCAATGCTATCCCTGGCCCCGCCGATACTGCCGTTGCCGGTCGTATCGCTGAACGGCTAGGCTCTCTTGCCACTCGTTAATTCCTTGGCCAAGTCCAGCAAAGCCATCCCCGAATTGCCCGCTCCGGCTGGCTCTTTGAAGCTCTATTGCCTTTTGAACGCAGACGAGTTGCGCCAATCCAGGCGGGACTACGACCAGAAACTTGCGGGTATTATTTTCAACCAACTTCACGAAAAGGACAACCGCCAATGTTGATCGGCCTCTACAGTTCCACGCCGCAGTGCGGCAAGGGCGAAATTGCCGCCTACCTGCAGGTAAAACGAAATTTTAAAATTTACACTTTTGCTGCTCCCCTCAAAAAGATTTGCGTTGAATTCCTTGTAGCTGTTGGAATTCCTCACCTAGACGCAGTTCGCTATTGCTACACCGATAAGGAGGCGCAGATCCCCGGCTTCCCCGATGGCGTCACCGGCCGCCACCTTCAGCGCACCATGGGTACGGACTGGGGGCAGAACTTGGTTGACCCTCTTGTTTGGACCAAAGCGCAGGCGCGATTACTTGACGCCAATGGCGCCGCCAATTGCGTGTTTGATGATCTGCGCGCAGAAGACGAATACGAAATGCTCAGGCAGCGTGGCGCCCTTTTTATTTGGGTGCGGCGCGACAACGCTTACGACGGCCCGCTCTCTTGTACCGACGGCCGGCTGGACGGCTACATCCCTTCTTCCTTTCATGCCATTATTGAAAATAACGGCACGATTCCTAAATTGCGCCAACAGGTTGACAATCTTTTCGCAACTCACCCTCAATTCGCTACCTGCAGTCCTTTCAAGGCTGCCGTTTGAATTCGCAGCGCTGCTCCATACCCTGGCTTCAGCGCTTTGCTGCCCATGCCTGCCGGCTACGCCATTTCCGATCTCTTCGATACTTCCGGCGTTCTCTCCCGCCTAATGGGTGGCATGGCCAC